CCCCCTACCAAATTATACCTCAATTAAATTAAATTATATACAAAATAGATTACAAAATATTATCAACATCAAAATCCTCCTCATAGACCCCATTAATCCAAACCTGATTACACTTTTTCGCTCTTGACACCGCAGTATATCCTAACCTTCTATCCTCACTCAACTTATTCCAGTCCCAAATATTTATACCTTTATTGATAGTTGCTCCTTGACTTTTATGCGTAGTTGAAGCGTAATTGACTACAAAGTTTTTATGGAATAGTTTAAACTCAATCGTTATCTTATCGCTCTCGTCCTCGTCTCTATACATTGTAATAGTTTCATTGCTTACTGAAAAGTCCTCAATCCAAAACTCCTCGCTATTGATGGTCTCTAACTCTTTATTATTTGTAATCGCCATTAGAGGCAAACCCTTATAAATGAATGCCAGTTGTTGCTTATCATCAGTTCCTTTATAATCCAATACTACAAAGGTCTTATCTCGTTTCAACATTCCCATACAGATTTCATTAATGTCTTTCCTTGTCTTATTGTAAAAGCAAATATTCTTTCTATACAAGATATCGTTAATTTCTAATTTTTTTTTGATGATAGCATCTCCCTCTATACCATCTTCATAGTATTCCTCCAACCATTGCCATAACTCCAAGTCGTATCTTTGAGGTTCAGTTAGTTCAATCAAGTTAAAGTTACATAGATGCTTTGTATAAGGGTGGTTAAAGTAATCTACCTCAACACCATCTTCAATAGGCGGACACTGGCGATGGTCTCCTAATACAATAAAGGTAGCGTTAGTTTTCTTTTTAAGGAGCATTAGTTTATTCCAAAGGAAAGCATTATTCATACTCATCTCATCTACTACAAATATCTTATGTTTCTTTTGACCCTCCATAGTTTTATTATTAGTCTTGCCCTCCTTATTGATTGCCAGCGCCTTATGAATTGTTGTTCCGTTAATGTTCCTTGACGCTCTGTTAGTAAATGCTAATCTTGTTGCCTCGTCCGCTGGTAGCATTTTTGCCTCTACGCCTTTTTCAATGATATAACTTTTACCTGTTCCTGCTCTACCTCTAATACAAAGTCCTCCATTAGCAATTGCGTATTCAACTATTTCTTTCCATTGACTGCTACTTGTAAAGGTAGCGTTGAATTTCCATTCATTATCAACTACTGGTTTCAATACTCGTCGTTCATCTCCTAATTCTTTAAAGTGAAATGATAGTCCTTGTATCTTTTCCATATCGTCGTCTTGATAGTATGTTCCAAAAGTATCTTGATAAATTCCATTAGCGTCTGCTATATACTTCTCGTCAAGTTTTCCACCTACGCTTACAACCATATCAGTCTTTCTATAAACTGGAGTTCCTCCAATGTTTTTCATAAGGTCATACAGCGCCATATTACTCCAATCTAAAACTTGTATATACATCGGCAATCCATTAGTAAGGTTGAATTGAAATGAATTGTAACCAAACAAGTATAATGTTTTATCGTCTTTAGAGATGGGATTTACAAACATATCTATATCGCTATGACTTTGCGCCTCTGGAACAATAAAGTCAGTCCATACCTCATCAATACTATTTGATAGACCTACCATTTTAGTTTTGAAATTAACCTTTCCAAGATAACCTGTAAGAGAATTTATTATTTGTTTTGTTAATGAGAAGTCCTTATCTTGTTCTGTCTGTTCTATAACGGCATCGCAATATTCTTTAAACAAGCATTTCATATCCAAGTGCCTATGAGTTTCTGGCGTAGGTATAATTTCATCTCGTATAGTTTCATCTCGTTTCAGTAAGTCATCTGTAATATGGGGCATCTTGAACCAGTTAGACCATTTGTCGTCTATACATCTTATTTGATGAGTAATTCTAAACTTAAGTTTTTCTTTTAATGCTTTTTCTATTATCTTTCTGCTATACCAATTTGACTTATGGAATAATAAGTTGTCATCTGTTTCAACAAAGTATAATCCAATAGTTAAAGGGTCGCCGTCATACTTATCAACTCTTTCTCGTCCAGTAAATCTTATAAATTCCTCTCGTTGCGTATAGATACAATCGGCGTAACATCTTTTAATATCAACCATTATTGCCTTGCCATCAAGTAGCATTTGTTTAATTGTATCTCCATCATACTCATCAGTCATTCTTCCCATATGAGTTCTATGCTTTACATTCTCGGCATTTAGCGCTTGAAATACATTGTCATTAGGACTGGATAGAAAGGGTGCTTTAGTCAATTCAAAAGGATATAGTTGTTTCCATATATCATTCATAGCATATACAAAGGTTTCTCCTTGATATTGTTTCTCATTGCCCTCCATATATTTTTTCATACGATTATCTACTGGTCTTGTCAAGATGATTTTATCATCGTATTCTAATTTCTGTATGGTATTGTCCTCAATGACTAAACTTTTTTCTGTAATAGGATACGGCACTTCCATATCATTTTTTATTAGGTAATCCAATACAAACAAATTTTGAAAGTTATTCTCCATTCTATCTTTTGTTTCCCTCTTGAGTTTCTCGTAAGTATTGTATAATAGTTTATCCTTAAACCAATGCTCCGTTGCGCCTCTGGGAACATTATGGGTTTTAATAAAATCACCTAATGCTTTAGAGGTTTCCTTTTGTATCCTAATATCTTCCTTATGGTCTTCCCATTCATCTTCAGTAGGACATATTATTTCTTTTACCTTTCTTGTTCCTTTACCAGCGCCTATAATTTCCTCGTCCGCTGAAACTGGTTTATTGCCGTCATAGACAGACTTACCAACTTTAATTTTTCTTTCATACTTGTCTGTAATAGGATAGAAATGTTCTCCATAGCAAGTGAATATTAGAGGTTCTCCTTTACCCTCTTTCGCTGGTTTATAATATTCAATCATAGCGCCTTTTACATCAAACGCATACATAGGCACTCCATATTCGTCGCAGAAATTTTCCAAGTCATATACCGAAACTCCTATTTTCAAGGGGTCATCGTAACTATCATTACGCAACAACTCATTTAAATATGCTTCACTTACGCTACATTCAATGCCTTTAAAAGTTATAGTTTCTGTTTTACCTAACGCTTTCTTGAAACCACTAACATCTTTATATTTCCATAACAAGTAGTCAATGACGCAACGACCTCTTTTAGTATCCCATACTTGTTCTTCCTTACCAATACGCATTTCAGTAAATCTCATTTTAAGCATTGCCTTACCATTACTACGACCGACTTTTCTTTGACCGCCTTTAACTGATGTATAGACCACTCCAGTTTTAGCATCTATTCCGTCTGCCTTTTGTATAGGTATTGCTTCACCTACCGCTTCCATACTGAAAGTTGCCTCATCAATATCTGGATAGTTTTCCATTAGTTCCTCCATTAGACCTTGAAAGCGTAACTCCGTATAGTCATCAAGATTATCCTTTGTTGCTTTGACTGAAAATGTCTTATATACATCTCGCCATTTCTTTCTATCTTTGTCATACCTCCTGAAAAACATCTTATAGTTTTTGATATACTCTTGCGTAGCGGTTTTCCAGCGTTTTACTATTTCATCTTTAACCTTGATGGCATAATAAGAATTAGGATTGTCACTGGGTTTCACTTGCCTTGTATATGATGACCCATCTTTTTTAGTAATTTTCATATTACCAACCTTGATGCGTAGTTGAGATGCTATTGATGGTATGGTCTTTTCACCTACCTTATAATAAGAGAATGCTTTTTCTAAATCTGTTTTCTTTTTAGGAGGCATTGTTATATTAGTATTAGATTTTGTTTTCGGCGTTTTTTCCATTCTATATATTAGATATGCGAATTGTCTTTAAATCCTTTTTTTTCAAATTGTTTTTTTCAATTCAATTTTTTTTTCAATTTCATTTTTTTAAATTAGGGCAAAAATGAAATTTTATTTTAGAGCAAAATGGAGGCGACACTTATAGGGGCATATTCCTTTCTCGGTCGCCCTACAGATTTAGGTGGGTTCTTTAGTCTCATCTTTTCTCGGTATCGCTGGTTGTTTTCCCTACATCGCTCATTGAACTTATCCTTCCATACTGGGTCTTCCTTCGCTTCAGCGTAATACTCTCTTTGCTGTTCCTTATATTTCTCTGGGTTTTTACTTCTATACTTGTCAATCGCTTTCTTAACCGCTTCGTTATAATATTTAGTTTTTTGCTCTGCCATTAGTTATATATCAATATATAAATATCTTTATATCCTTTTAAACATTTACTTTAATTTCTTGTCCCTTCTTATATATTTCTTCAACCTCACTCGGTAACTCTAATTTATCCCTACTGCCAAATACATCTTTAGTAAAGCAACCCATTTTTTCAGTCCAATAAACAACGGCATACTTCTCTGGCATTTTAGTTAATTTTGTTTTTAAGAACTCGTCTGCTACTTCATTAAGTTTTTTAACTCTATCAACTTTTGACATAATACAACTCTTAAAGTCCTCTGGAAGAATAGACTTGAATTTATCCATCTCCATACACTCAACAAATCCGCTAAATAAATTAGATGCTACGAAAGCAATGGTTAAATACAAAGATGCTCTTGTTAATGATTTCGGTGACTTATCAACCAACATTAAATCTTCAGTAATATCAAGTTGTATCATTAGATTACCCTTTTGAGTAAGAAAATCTACATCTTGTATTAAGTCCAATACGCTACAAATAAAACAAAGTAAAGCGCCATCGTTCTCTGGTTCATCAATAATCATTTTCTCTAAAGCATTCAATCTATTTAGATTTTTAGTAACTCTATCCATTTCTATATACTTTTATAATATTTTGCTAAACTTTTCGTATATATTATATGATTGATAGATATTCTTTTAAGATTTTATCATTTTCTAAAGTATCAATAGTCCAAATATTAAGGTAATCATCGTAACATTCATATACATCTTTCTTTTTACAATCATAAGTCATATAGTAATCAGTTGCTAAACAAAAATATCCGCAAAGGTTGCTATTAAGGTCTTGTATATGTCTTTTATTAATCGCAATTAACCCAAAAGGTTTTAACCATTCTTTAACTTGTTTCGGCATCGGCATACCATAACTATCAAAGTAAATAACTTTATGATTTTTAAATATCTTAAACATAACCCAATGAGTTCCTCCGCCATCATCGGCGTTTTGTAAATTGACATAGTATGACCCTATCTTTTTTTTAAAGGGTAATCTATCTTTGCTAAATACACCTACTATATCTAATTTTAGAGTTTTAGCAAAGTCTATAATTTGTATATTTGTAATACTCATATTATACTATACCTTTAGAAAAGGTATAATCAAATTATACTTTTTCTTTGCTTCATACTTTTCTAAAGTATGATTGCTTCACTTGAGTTAATGCTCTTGTATGAAGGATTTTTCTTTTTTAGTAGGAAACATACACCTTCTGGAATAGACGATTTATAAGGTCTATTATTTTCCGCTACCAAAGGGTGTATCCAAACTGGAGTATCATCTATTTTTGTTAAGAATTCTTTTTTAATATAGTAATGAAGTTTGTAATCTGCTTTACCTCTTTTACTTGTTCCACCCATACGCTTTTGAATATCTCCACCATTCAACTTATAATTTTCTTCATTTAGTTCCCATTCGTATAATCCTTCCTTAAACGCAAACCATAGATAAACTTTATATTGAGGTATATGGTCTCTATACCATTCTAATTTCTTCCAACCTTCTTCTAACTTATTAAATCCAATCATAGTTTCATTACCATAATCAAGAATACTGGCATCTCTACTTTTTAATTCACCAGCGTAATCAACTCCTACAAAATCAACTCTACAATATTTGTATTCTGTTTTCATAACATCACCTCTTAATCGCTTGATAATAGGTTTATATTGATTTTCATTCATTCTTCCCATTTCTTCATATGCTTTGTCTAATCTGCTATTCATTATAATTATATATATGATATTGTTTTTAAATCATTTTTTATTTAATATATATTAATATTCTAATATCTAATACGCAACTAACATAGTTGGAGGAACAAACATACCACTTCCTGCTGGTTTAAATCCTGCTCCACTTGAACCGCTAATTCTATTAAATGTTTGATAACCTGATGGAGCAATAAAGGGTGACATTTGAGGACTATTCTTTCTGGCAAAAGGAGATAAGGTCATTTCATCTGGAGCAGTAGATACACCGCTTCCTGCTGGAGTAAAACCAGCGCCATACATACCCATACCAGCGGTAATTCTATGACCTCTTCGTTTAGTCATTACTGCTAAAGCGCCTCCTCTTTGTCTAACTCTACCGCCTAATTGTTCTTTCGCAATATCCATACCAACCTTTGCTAAATCGGCATCTTTCATTGCTTTACCAGTAGGGTCTTTTTGATATCCGCTGGGGTCATCAACATATCCTTTAGCAACTCTCTTTGCTGCTGCTATTGCTGGCGCTGCCTCTGGAGCATACGCTAATGCTGCCTTCTCGGCAAGGTCTAAACCCTTATTAACAAGAGGTTTCGCAGTTTTATCTAATGCCTTGTAAATAGTTTTAGTTGCTTTCTTACCAATAGTTTTCTTAACAAGTCTATCAAATTGCTTACCAAAAATACCTTGCCCTTTCATTACATCTTTAGCAATCATACCAACATCGGCATCTTTCATAATCATTTTTGCTGGGTCTTCTTGATAAGCAGTAGGTTTATCAATGTAACCTTTTGCTACTCTCTTTGCCGCCATAATTGCTGGCGCTGCCGCTGGAGCATATGCCATTGCCGCCATAGCAGCAGCGTCTAAACCTTTATTAACAAGGGGTTTCGCAAACTTATCTAAACCTGAATAAACTGCTTTTGTTGCTTTCTTACCAATAGTCTTCTTAACAAATCTATCAAATTGCTTACCAAAGATACCTTCACCACTCATATTATCCATAGCATATTCGTCGCCTTTCAAGGCAATTCTAATACCTTTGTTACCACCAACTGCTCTACTTACTTTTTTAGCAGTCATAGGAGACAACATTAGAGTTTGCGCTCCATCACTCCTAAATTGACTGGGTTTCAACTGAACCGCTTTACCACTTCTCATACTTCTTATTTGTCCTCCAGACATCATACAATTACAAGGAACACTCATTTATAATATTAATTAACAAAATAAAATTATAAATTTTCTCCTAAATAAACCCTCTTAAATATTGAGATAACAATAGGAAATCTCGCATTATCTCGGTTTAAATATTTTTCAAAAATTTTAAGCAATTCTTGCTCCAGTTCTAACATCAATAGTAATTTCTCTTTCAAACTCTACGAAAACCATTAGATTAACACTAACAGCAGTTGAAGGTTGAACTACACTACCTAAAATCTGGATTGATTTAGCAACACCATCTTCACTGGGAAGAGACCTTGATACATTACCATAATAATATCTATATAGGAATTCAAAGTCTTCCTTACCAATAAGACCAGAGGCAAGAGAAGTGGTAAGACTGCCGTTCAACTGATTAGATGATACAAGTTGCTCGTAAAATTGCTCGTAAGTGTATTGAAGTTGCTGTAAGAAAAGATTTTTACCGCTGACTTGAATATTGAAATTAGTAATAGAAATAGGGTCTGGTGTAGCACCTGATGTAGCAAAGGGTGATAGAAGAGTATCCGTTGTAATAGCGCCCGCCCAAGCAGTAGCACCTCCAGCAGTTCCGTTAGATGCTGCCGCTAAAAAGGGAATAACTACAACACCTCTAACATTTGTAATGCCGTTAGACACCAATAAGTTAAAGTTAGATTGAGTGCCAAGATTAAACTGATACTGGAAAATATCGTTATATACAACCTTCTTTGTAGGAGCAAGGGACAAGTATCTTTGCTCGGCAATAGGAGACATAGTATAGCAAGGAGCATACAATCTAACTGAAGAAATAGGAGCAGAGTAAGTATTTGTCATAAAGTTACCGCCCAAAAATTGAGTTCTAACAATAGACAAAGCAACCTTATATGTTGTAGGAGCAGAAGTAGCAGAAGTAGTAGGAGGAGCAAGACCAATGGCAGTAGGAGTTACAGAGGTTGTAGATTGCTGGGCGAGACCTTGACCTAAATCGGCAGACGAAATCATAAAAGGACAAGTAGAACCACCTCCTAAAATGGTAGGAGCAGTTTGTAAAGACAATGATGCTGGTTGAGATAGGACACCAGTAGCAGCGACATAAACTGCTGGAGAAGCACCAATAGTAGCGAAACATTGATTAGTATTCAAAGCAATTCTCATAGTAGCACCCTTCAATAGAGGACACTTCTGGAAAAAGTCAGCAACATCTTTAAGACGAATAACAGCGTCAAATACGACTGCTCTTGAGTTAGCAAATGAAGCACTATCAACATAAGTCAAAAAGGTTTGCTGGGGTTGAGATATAATATTACCTAAAAGGGAAGATTGTCCGTTATTAAAAACATTGAGACCTGCTGGATTTAAGGTCAATGAATAATTAAGGTATGCCATACGCTTACGGAGACCCTCATTAGACCAAAGTCTAAAGTCACTTGACCCAACCGAACATTGAGTAAGAGGAATAGACTGATTTAAAGCAGTAGCAGCACTTGATACTTGAATTGTAGGCATATAAGGAGCAATTCTGTTATTACAGATACCAGTTCCGTTAGCACTCAACATATTCGTAGCAGAATTGATTGCCGTATTATAAACCCAAGACCTACTGCTATCTGGAGCAAAACCGCATACAGACCCCCAATTTTTAACATCACCATCACTCCAAGAGGTCATATTCTTAAAGGAACAAAAAACATTCAAAAAAGGCACTTGCTGAATAATGTTTCCATTATTGAATTCGCAAGTTAAAGAATGTAGAATATGCCAGTAACCATTTTTCATAGCAAAAACCCAGTCGCAATTAGTAGTAGCGCCTATAGTATTCGCTGGCGTTCCTGCTACTAAATTTTCCACTTGAAATATCAAGGGTATCGCCATAAACGCCTCACTCCAATTAATGTAACCTCCAGAGTTAGATAGAGGTGTAGTATCCAAAATAATCTGGGAAGAATAACTGCCGTTATTGTTGTCGTTGATATACAACCATTGTTTATCAATAAATTCACTCTGCGAAAGTTCGCTATTGATGCTCTCTTCAAAAACAAGATTATCCATTATAATATTATCTAACAAAATAAAATTATAAATTACCCCTAAATACAACCTTTATAAAAGGTTGCGCCAAATATAGTAACTTTTCCTAAAAGTATAACTATTCAAAGGATACATACTTTTTAGGCATTCTTGATTGAGATACTTTTAATTGCCTTAATGCTTCACTTCCTCTAACAATTTTACCGCCCTCAAAAATCTCTGGTTTCATACTTGTTCCCATAGTTCTCTTATGATGACGAGCAATCATATTTCCAGTTCCACTTATTGCTTTGCCTCTATTCATTGTCATACGACCGCCTAAACCACTTGTAGTCTTGCCTAACTTATGGATATACATATATATTAGGTAACAGAAAAAATTTGGCGCAACCTTTCCTAAAGGTTGTTTCAAAGATGGACTTACATTCCAGTATATTCTTTAGGGTCACTAATAATAATCATTATAACATAGTTAGGGTCTTGAATAGCAACTGGAAAACCATTCTGGTCTGTAAATCGTAATTCAAATTTATCATACTGACCTTCATTAGCATCAATAAAAACATACTGATTAGGTGCTATAGTAAATTGACTACCGAATGCTCCATCTGGAGCAAATGAATACAACAAGTTATTAGGAACAGCGTAGTTGTTATTTACTAAACTACAAGTGAGAATAAAAGAAGACAAAGGTGTTATTTGAGGGACTAAACCGCTATCCTTTGAAATGAATGCTTGATTAGTAGTATATGCTGGTGCTTGAATGTAGGTAGGAGCAGCGCCATAAGTAGTAGTTCCATAAGGAGTTACCGCTGGAGGATTAGGTGGTTGAGGATTACCTTGAGGATAATAACCTACAGCAAAACCGACTACATATTGAAAACCATTGTTAAGTATTTGAAACATAGGACAAGGACTATCAGCACCAGTAGGGACTACCCAAGTTGCTCCTGCTGGAAGAGCATAGGTCGCTGCTGGAAACAATGTAGTATTCATTATAAAACAATCCAACTGAATAGAGTAATAAGTAGCGTTTGTAGATATTGCTAAAAAATAGACAATCTCACCAGTGGCGATTGTAGTAAGGTAGTGGTTATTCGCCAACATAGTAAATCTTAAATAATTATTGAGACCATCTGCGTCATAAAATCCGTCTGGAATAGTAACAACATTATTAGTTCCATCAAACCAAGTATAATTAAATACATTATTACCTTGAGCGGCAGTAATGTTAAATACAGAATAATACATCTGGACTGACGCTAAAGCGACCTTTTGCCCCTTTTTAATATTAATACCTCCACCTGCGAACTGATATATAAGTTTAGAGTTGTTGCTATTAGGAAGTATATTCTCCGAGTTTAGAATAAGCGTTCTCATTTATATATACTCATACTTTAAAAATTTTTGCTAAACTGATAGTTCCATTAATAATTGTAATCCAGAATTTTTCGTAATTTTTCCTTCGTTCATATATCTAACTATAAATCGCCTTAATTCTCTTATCAATGTAGGTGAATTGTTACCAGCAAGATATTCTCCCTTAAGAATTTCAAAACGCTTATTATCTTCTACATCTTGATTGCTTTTAGTTTTTTGTAGTTTTAAAACACTTGATATACCTGCGCCACTTGCTATATTTTCAAATAACTTACGCTCTTCTACTGGGACTTGGTCGTATATTCTTTTATTAATTTTACCAGTTTCCATCAAGTCAATTAGAAAATCCTTAAATACATCGCTTACGGCAACTGGTTTAAACTTTGGTATTCCGCCTAAACTCTTATATTTAACATTTAGAATATCATTATTTACTAATTGACCCCAGTGAATAGCATATTTTCCTAATTCTTTATATGTCGGTTGCGCTTCAACTGCTATACCTTTTCCTACCTTAATCTTAATTTTTTTAAATCTTTTAATACCACTTCCAGTTTCTTCAACTACCGCAGCGTCTAAATCTCCTTCTCCTCCAGCAGTTGAAGAACCAGATGTATTTACTTTAGGGGCATCAGCGCCTAATTCTTCTTCTTCACCTTCAATAATTAGTTGCGTTTTAGGTTTAGAACCTTTCGTTTGTTTGGAAGTATTCGTTGATATGCTATTTTGCTGTTGTTTTGCTTCGTCATTAACTTTATTAATAACATATCCTCTAATTTCAGTAAGAGTTCTACTTGCTAATTTTTTAGCATCACTACCTTTTGGAAAACTATCTGCTATTGCTTTTTTAACTACGCCGTTTAAAAGACTTACTCTACCAGTTCCTACATCTATAATATAAATTAATCTTCCTATAACTCCTAAATATCCCATATCAGTATTGGTTTCATATTCATAGTTTAATTGAGGCGCTAAAGCAATTTCTTCCTTATCATCTTCTAATGCTTTAAATATAGCATTTAACTCTTCCATATCGCTTAAATTTACACCACTCATTAAATCAATTAGACGAGTTCCAGCGGTAGCGTCTCCATTTGATATTGCGTCTTTAATCTCTTGGAATTGCTCTCTTGTAGGTATTCTGGCAGTTGCTTTTTGTATATCTTGAAACATTCTGTATGCTTTAGCGCTATCTTCATTAACCATACTATCTAAAGCATCATATTCTTCATCGTTAGGTAACGCTTCTTCTACAATTTGTAATCTTTGAATAAGAGGTTGTAATGACATTTGTTGTTTTTTAGTTAATCTCAATCTACCTACATTTTGAATAATATCATAAACATCTTCCCTTGAAGGCAATATTTGTCTTAAATCTTCAGTTGTATCAATCAACAAGTTATACTTATCATTTGGATATGTAGTTCCGCTAATTCCTTTAGATGCTTGTAAATTGTCTAAATACTCTTCTAAATATTGAAAGAAAAATTGAGGGGTCATAGTTCTAACATTAAACCTTGCTTCAACATCTTTCTTAATTGCTGGAAAAGTGCTATTCATCATCATTAAGTCATCACTTGATAAATCTGCTACAAGACCTCCAGCATCGGTATCTTTGAAACCTAAAGATTTAAGATTTGTAATTCCTATATCATATTGTTTATTAATATCCATTTCTATTTCAACTTTATCAGCGCCTTCCATAGTATTTGGAACTGGGATTATACCTTTTCTAAAGTCATTTCTTGCTTTGGCAATATTAGCATCATTTGCTATAGCAACCTTAATAAGTTGGTCTTGCGTCATCTTCGCTTTAGCGTAATCACTTGCGGTTCTAAACCCTCCTAACATTAAATTAGACATTGTAATATAATGTAACAAAATAAATTTTTATAAAATCGCTATGTTTTTATAATAATTTTAGCATTTTTTCTTTTATTCTATCTCAAATATCTCGTCTAAATTCTTCCTAAATCGCTCTTCCTTATCACCTTCTAAATCAATCAGTAGGAAATCCTTTTTCTCTTTGGTTGCTTCGTTATAGATTTGTATTAGCGCTTTCTTATCAACTCCTAAATCATATTCTCTACAAATCATCGTAAGATTTTTCATTGAAGCAATTTGTTTAATAATTAAATACGACAAGTTATTTCTAATCATTTTTGGGACAGCGTAATAAGATTGCGTAATGTAAATCATAGAGGCATTTTTTTTTCTTGCTCTTAAGAAATATTGTTCCATAGGTTTTTGGTTTTTCTCACCTACAAGGTCATCAAAGACAATAAGATTTTGTTGGGTTTTATCTAACTTATCTAAATCTGGTAACCCATCTTTATCAATTTCGGTAATTTTAACACCCTTCTTTCCATATTTCTCATCAACATAGTTGTATAATGGTTCATCTTTATTCTTGGTTGTAATAAATATGTTCTCAAATGTATTCGGCATATTGTAAATTAGTGACATTAAGGTTTGCGTCTTACCACTTCCAGATGCTCCAGTTATAAGCATTCTAAAAGGCAATTTAATACGATGTATGTCATAATGAGGGTTATGCTGGTCTAAAAGAAACTTCTTGGGTATTTTCTCATACCAGTTGATTAACTCTCCAGTAGGTTTATTACTTTTAGGCATCTATTTATATATATACATTTTAAAAAAGTATAGCAAAAACTAATTATCTTTACTAAAGGTAATTTTCTCAAATACTTTTCTAAATCTATAGTATATGTCAAGTTCTAATCCTCCTAATCCTAATACACCTCCAGTGTTTAACAATGATGCCTTCAACTTTTCTACTGGAGATATAGATACAGCATACTTAAACGCTAATTACCTACGATTTCCTACCGCTCAAGGAGCAGAAACTTTATTAGCAACAAATCATACTGGTCTTGCTAATTTTACTGGTGGTATAAATCAAACCGATAGCAGTTATATAAATTCAACCATCTCTACTGGTTCTTCTACAACTATTAGTGGAGGGGCAATAACAAATACCGCTGGGACTAATAGCGGTTATTTGTCATATAATAAATTGGTTATGAGTGATAGTGCTTCTGGTGTAAATGAAGTTTCTGTAAATTATACTGGTATTTCTTATGCTAATGATACTGGTAATACCGACCAGTTAATTATTTCATCAAATACTACGGACAACCCTATTTTAATACAATCTAATACTACTACTGGCAGTAATGTTGGAATAATACTTAATACAACTACTATTGGCGACGACATCATTATAGAAACTACCAGCAATGCTTCTCCTGCTGTCCCTTCAAATATACAACTTATAACAAGCGGTTCAACTGGAGCAGAATTAGGCGCTCAATCCAGCATCATATTAGATACGGATAATGTCTTTGTTAGAAATGGGTCATTAATTATACAAAACGACCGAACTACTTTTACTACTGGGTTGTTTATAAATGAACCTACCGCAAATAATTTTCAAGTGAGAAACTCTGCTGGAACGCTTACATTAGCGACATCTATTAGTAATATTGTATTGAGTGCGACGGCAACAACCATATCAATTCCTTTAACTCCTACTTATACTGGAAGTTCTCCTACTTCATCTCAAATAGGTTACACCATCAATACAAACTTGAGTGGGACAGCAGTCTTACCACCTACGGCAAATGTATCCGCAAATCTCAACGCTGGAATTACTATACCTAACGGAATATGGTTTGTAAGTATTGCTTTGGCGGTAAATTATTCTGTTGTTGGAGCAACTACCTCTTATTTCGCAGTATCTTTGTCGCAATCAAGCGGTAATATGGACGCTCAAAACAGAAACGATTTTGTTGGTGGGTTAAGAACTGGCGATACATATTTCAACTTCCCTTTAATTGTTAATTCAACTGGAGGAACATATTACATAGTAGGAGTTCAGCAAGGAGGGACAAAAACATTGTCCTCTTTAAACTACAAAATCACTCGCATTGCTTAAACTTTAGAAGTATAATATTTTAAAAAAATATCTAAAGTATATTATATGTCGTCATCAAATCCTCCTAATCCTAATACACCTCCAGTATTCAATAATGATGCTTTCGGTCAAGGAGCAGACCCTACTATTGATATTGCTTACTTAAATGCTAATTATTTACGATTTCCTACCGCTCAAGGAAGCGAAACATTACAAAATATTCAAGTTGTAGGTTCTGCTACTTTTAATAATGCTGCCTTACCTACTTCTGCTGGTATTGTTCCATTAGCAAGTGATAGTTCAACAAAAATACCTACTACTGCTTGGGTTCAATCTGCTATTACTGCTGGTGGTGCTAATTTATTAACAACAAATAATAGTTGGACTGGTCAAAATAATTTTACTATTACTTCTTTCGCTGACTTTACCATACCGCAGTTTTCAAACGATACTACTATTGCGAATACTACTTGGACGACAGCGTTAATCACCTATTATGTTAATTATTTGTTAGGCGCTGGTCTTGCTAATCCGTTACAATCGTCGTTACTATATGGAAGGACACCTTATACATTTGACTTACAATTTGCTACTTTTGCTCCAGCATTCACTACTAACCCAGCGCAAGTATCTTTCGGTTGTTCGGTAATAAACAATACATTCGCATACAGCACTGCTACTGATTTTGTATGGTGGAGCGAACCTCAAAAACCAGCAGGAGTATCAGCATCTGGAGCAAACTCTTATGGTTCTCCACCAGTTTCTGCTTTTAATAGCGTTCAATTGAGCGGAGACGGACAATATGGTCTTGCTTGTAATGATGGTTTAGGGGCAAACCCCAGTCAAGTTTATTCTTGGGCGAAGGATTTGAGTATATTTGCTACAAGTATTCCCAGTGATTTTTGGTGGGATAGTGCTTTGTCTTTAACAGGACAATATCAAATAGTAGGTAGTATTAGTGGAAATAGGGGACTTTATGTAAGCAATGACTACGGAGCAAGTTGGAGTGAAAATAGTAGCGTTGGCGTTTTTACGAGTGTTGCCGTATCTGCTGGTGGTAAGTATATGGTTGGTTTAGACCAGTCAGCAGGGATACGAATGAGTAATGACTTTGGAGCAACATTCGGTCTAATTTCACTTCCTAATGATTGGTGTAATGTCTGTATGTCGGCAAACGGACAATATCTTCTTGCTGTTCCTAATTACAATGCTGGAACGCCTAACGATAGTTATGTATCTTTTGACTTTGGAGTTACTTGGAATAATTTTGGGACATCATTAATGACTATTACGAATTGCTGTATGAGCGATGATGGTATGATGATGGTTATTTTTACTGGTGCTACTGCTTATCAGTCTTTTACATATGGTAAAAGTTGGTCGCTTGTTACTAATAGTCTTTCATTTAGAATGATGACTGGGACGCAAAATGGAGCAAAAGCAAGGTTCGCTCAACGCAACAAGTATCTATTGGGTTGGACTGCTGGAGGTATGCCTTATTATGCCGAATTTCAATCTAATTGGTAATCATACTTTAGAAAAGTATGAAGCAAAGGTTATATTTTGTTATTCTTTTCTCAAAAGAATATATAATGATTGGAAGAACAACAACTAAATCTACCATATTTAACAAGAATTACAAGGGTAATATTCATCATCAACCGATAGGGCAAGTAATAGACCTAACTACGAATGAAAAGATTTTAGAAGAAGAGCAAAAAGAGATATATGAAGGTTTAGTGGAAATAGGTGTTTTAGAAGAAGTTGCTCCGTATGGTTACACTGCCTCTGGAAAGATTAGAACAAAACCATTAAAATCTCAATCTATAGTAAATGGATTGGAGTGAAGATATAGAAAAAATATTAGAGAATATACGCTTAAATTCTATAATATTATCAACCTACCATAAGGATAGGTATTATCATTACAAAGGGCATCTTAAGTATTTCAAATTGCCTCTTATTGTATTATCAAGTATAACGAGTATAGCGTCCGTTGGATTAACTGCTTATATGGCGCAAAAAGATATTTCATTATTAACTTGCTTATTGAGTTTAGTTAGCGCTATATTAGCGTCCATTGAACTCTATTTGGGTATTCAAAAGAATATGGAACAAGAACTATTAGCATCAAGAAACTTCTTACTATTAGCGTATTCTATTTATAAAGTATTGAACTTACAAGTAGAGCATAGAGTAGAAAAGGGAATATTATTTTTAGACGATACTTATAATGAATATATTAAATTAGTAGAAAACGCTAATCTTACAAAATCAAAGCGTATTAAGGACGCATTAGCACCCATAGATGAGAGTATGAAATATACATCTACACCTACTTCTTCAAAAGTAGATTTTGGATTAGAATTACACCAGTTAAAAGATTTAGAAAATAATAGTAAGTTAAATAAAGAAGATGATTAAATCATTACAACCAGAGGATTTTCATAAATCTTTATATGAAGAATTATTAAAACCGAATAGGGAGATAGAAGAACAAGTAAATAGTCAAGGAAAAGTTATTGGTTTTATTTTAGGGTGTTTATTAGTAGGTGGAATTATATTACTTTGTATATGTATATTATAGATGAGTAAAAAGAGTAAGAAACTTTCATTTAAAGAATTATTAGATTTAGATATTGAGAAAGCAGAAAAAAAACCTATTCTTGATACCCTTGTTACTAAAATGAAGGCATTTCCTCCTACAGAAGATGCTCCGTATGGATTAACTGCTACTGGTAAAATAAGAAAGAAACCTTTAAAAAAGCAAGTAGCAGAAGCGAAAGCAAAAATACCTCTAACATATGAAGAAAATATTGAAAAATATAAAGAAATGGCAAAATCATATAAGGAAGCATTTGAAACATTTAAAGCAAATGATAACAAATATAATAGAGATATTGCTACTAAATTAAAGACAGATTTAGAAGGTTTAGCAGTAACATTAAGAGAGCAAAAGGATTATAAAAAAAGAGTAGAGGAAGACGCTGCTGAAGTTGTAAGAAAAAATATAGAAGCATCAAGAGTTGCTGAAGAAAAACGCTTAAAAGATATAGAAGACGCAAGAATAGTTGCTGAAACGAAACGCTTAAAAGATATAGAAGATGAAAAAAAACAAAGTATAATTGATAATACTAAAAAAACTCCAGAGCAAATAGAACGAGATTTACAACCTCCTAATAAAATAACTAATATGTATATTAAAGAAAGTAGATTAAGACCTACATTTATATCAAGATTTGATAATGAAAAATATGAAAGAGGTAAAAATGATTATTCATCTCCATTAAAAGATTATAAAGATTTAAGATTTTTTAGAGATAAAATATATATAGGAAATGAATATAATAGTAATGATGGAATGATATTATTTGACAAAGAAAATCTTAAAAGAATAGGTCGTTTAAGTTTAAGCGATGAAACAAAAATACATTATACCGAATATGGTAAAAATTTATTTAAAGAACTTCAAGGATTAGGTGAAGACCCTAAATACATTGAACTTGCTAAAAAAGAAAAACAAGATGCTTTAGATGAAGAGGATAGGAAAAAATATGATAGAATGAGATATTTGTTTGATAAAAGATACTCTAATTGGAGTGATTGGAGAACAACTTATAGTGAAATGAATTCAATACCAGAAGATGCTACTAAATATGGTTTGGAACTAAAAGAAGATATGATAAAATGGTTAGACTTAAGAAAACAGACTGCTTTAATTGATGCTACTGAAAGTTTAAAAGAATATACAAGAATGATAGCAAATCCTACAAAATGGGCGGGGGGAGGTGACGATGTAAGTAAAAAAGGTATTATAAAACGAGACCAGTTTGTTAAAGAAGCAACTGAAGATATGGCAAATTTAACTAAATTTCTTGATAAAATAGCAACTAAAGAAGAATTAAGGAGAGCAGATGATATTAGACGAGCAAGATATAATTATGAAATTTATGATAACAATAATGATGAAGTAAATAAAAATGCGGTAAAAACTAAATACCCATATGCGCTTGAAGGTGACTGGTGGATTAATTATATAACTAAAAAATATAACAAACTTATAGACCAATTTAAAGCAAGAAATGCTTTAGATGATAAAAGAGGTGAAAAGGATAGATATGGTAATCCAGTGGGAAAATATATTAGTCCCAAATATTATTATCCAGAGCAAAATGCCGATGGTAGTTATAAAAATCTTGCTAAATTCAAAAAAGAACAAGGGAAACGAATAAATGATTATAATAAAACTCCAGATGGTATGAAAGAAAAGAAAGAGATAGCAGATTATATTGCTTCATTAGAGGCAAAAAGACAAGAAGCGATAAGAATGGAGGAGGAATATGATTTTCTACCTAAAAAAGCAAGAAAAACTGATATGTTTTATCCAATTGATTATACTGCTTTTAACCCTAAAGAATTTGATATAGAAGGCGAAGGTATATCAACTGGAGGCAAATTAGGACGAGATGAGTTAAAAGGTTTATTAGATGCTTCCTATGATGGAAGGGCAAAAGTAGGTGACTGGACTATAGATAAGCAATTATCTACTAAAACCTCTAAAGTTTATAGCAAAGGTGATAGAGCAGTTGTCGCTCATAGGGGGACAGAAGGTATTACCGATTGGGGTAACAATCTTGCCTTTGCTTTAGGAGGTGAATACTTGTATAAAAAAACCGATAGATATAAAGAAGCAGAAAAAGTCCAGCGGTTAGCAGAAAAGAAATACGGCGCTAAAAATGTTACGACAATAGGTCATAGTCAAGGTGGGTTACAGGCAGAATTGTTAGGCAGTAAATCTAAAGAAATTATAACTTTAAATAAAGCAACTCACCCTCTAATTAAAAGACACTCTGGTAATCAAACTGATATTAGAAGTGATAGAGATATTGTAAGTATAGCAACTAAAACTCCTACTACTGAAATTAAAGCAGAGAGTTACAATCCTTTAACAGAACATTCTCCAGATATTCTCAATAGGGTTTCCGCTGATACTGAATATGGAAGCGGTATAAAACAATTTTCTAATCCTATCATTGCTAAAAAAAACGCCATTAAATATCTTGGTAAAAATGTCATATTTAAAATATCTAACAAAAAAGGCAAAAAATATATGGTTTTTAATCCTAATACTAACAAGTTTATACATTTTGGGGCGCTTAATTACGAAGACTTTACAAAGCATCAAGACCCTATTAGACAAAATAGTTACCTAAAAAGGACTGCTAATATGAAGGGAGACTGGAAAGATGATAAATATTCTGCTAATAATTTAGCAAGAGAAATACTTTGGCGGTAATATATCCACTTTTAAGAAAACTGGAGGAAAAGATTATATAAATGTATAGTATATAATGCCCTATGCGATAAGAAAATTGCCGAAACAGAACTTGTATAGAGTTTATAATAAGGAAACTAAAGCAATCCATTCATACGGAACAACTTTAGAAAATGCTAAAAAGCAGGTTGCTCTATTAAATTCAAAGAAAGATAAGGAATTGGAAATAGCAATTAAAAATGACGCTAATATTAAAAAAGCGAGAGCAGATAATAAATCAAGCAAAAGCAAGTTAGAAAAGATTAAAGAAAGTTTAGGACAAATCTCAAAAGTATTAGAGGGAGGTGGAATAATTGATAGGGAAACAACTGGAGTTTTAAGAAAGAAACTAACTAAAGGTGAAAAGGACTATATCAACGATGAAGTGTTACCTATTATAAGCAAAACTACTATTAGAAATAATAAAAATAGGGTCAATAGTGGAGAAGGTAGAAGTCAAGTATTCGGTTACGGAAATAGAAGACAAAGAGGATTTGGTGAATATTCTAATAATTCAAAATTTAGCGAACTATGGAGAGTATTAGCGCTCTTGGGTAAAAAAATAGTGCCATCATATATTGCTTGGACTGCTATACAAGTAAATCATAATTATCAAACTAAAAAACATATTGACGGCAATAACATTGGATTATCCCTTTCTATATCTTTTGGAGACTTTACTGGAGGCGAATTAGTCATTGGCGATAAAGAATATCAAACTAAACTACACCCAGTTATATTTAATGGAGCATTAACAGAACATTTTAATAAAACCATTAGTGGTAACAGATATTCTCTTGTTTATTTCATATCAGCACCTAAAGATGCGACAGATGAGGATATAGTTAAACTTCATAATAAGTTGATGGATAAAGTAGAAGGTATGAAAAGTGGGGGAAGTATAGAAACCGACCTATTTGAAGAAGAAGGTATTGTTTCTTTACCAGAGTTTAAGAGTGTTAAGATTGATTTACCTACTTATATGTATAAGCGTAATCCAGATATTAAGGGAAATCCTCCTCCATATAGATACAGATTAGTTGTTCCTATAACTAAAATAAGACATCTTGCGTCAAGAAAGGCATTAGGAACTGCTGTTGAAATCAACCAAAAACCTATAGGAAAACCAAGAGCAGAGATAGTTGAAAGTGAAGAGCAACCTACTTATAATGATTTTTCCCCCAGCGATAGAGCAAAGATTAAAGCGTATTATGACGCTGTTAAAGAAAATGAAGAAGAAGATATAAATGATATTCCAAATGACCCATATGAAATTAAAGAAAGAGGCAGACCTTGTATGTTACCTAAAAATTGTAGGCGACAAGGTAAGTCAAGTAAAGCATCATCTAAAGTATCGGCGAAAGCAAGTAGTAGTAAAAAGAAACTAATAATTGAAGAAGATAGTGACGAGGAAGAAGTTATACCAAAACCTAAAGCAAAGCGAGGGAGACCCCCTAAACCTAAAAAGGTATTACAAATAGAGGGAGATGATGAACCAGAGTATTTTGAAATAGAAGTTGCGCCTAAAAAAGCGAAAGCAAGAGCGCCACCCAATAGTCCGCCTCCAGTATCAGCAGATGTAGTTAAAGCAGTTAAGGCAAAATATGCGCCAGTGGCATCATCATTAGATGACTTTGACCCAGACGCTTTTTTAGCAGAATTAGAAGGAAAGGGAATAAATAATATGTTTAGTTATAATAAAAAGATGCCTAACAAATGGATTACTTTTGTTAAAGAATACTCAATTAAACATAATATTCCGTATAAAGATGCTTTGAAAGATAGTAAATGTAAAGATGCTTATAAGAGTGGAGATGTTATAATTGAAGGCGCTGGCAAAAATAAACCAAAACAAGTAGAAAGAAAATCATTAATGAAAGATTTTAATGCTCTTAAAAAAGAGATAAAGAAAATACAACCAGACGACCATTTTGATATACTTGAAGGCGCTATGCGAGAAACAGATGAAGCAAGTGATTTTAGTAGTGAAAAGTATGATAACATTAAGATTTCATATTTTTCTAATGAAGGTATAAAGGAGGTTATTGAAAATCTAAACAATGCTTTAGAGATGTAGGTTTAATAAATCCCTTGTTCTTCTTATTTAGAAATTTTGTTTTATATCTGCCGTCCAATAATGGTGTATATAAATCTATTATTGACTTTAGAATAGGTGTAACTTCGCTACATCTTTGACTTAACTTTGTAAAGTCCTTTTTGATAGTATCAGGAAACTCATAGAAGTCATAAAAAAACACTGGGTCTTCCAAATATGAAAGGTATAAGTCATTGAATAATAAACATACGCCGTAACTATTCATTATATTTAGGCAAAACTTAACTAAATCATTTTGCGATAATTTAGGATTTCCTTTTTGTATCTGTAATATATAGGGATTGATATCTGTTTCAAGGGATTTAATACAATCAGCAGTTAAAACGCCTCCGTCTCCGTAATCTACGAAATTTAGCATTGACCCTATCAATAAAAAAAATGTATAGTCATTCATTTCATTTATATCAAATCTTGATTTATATGAAACCATCGTATTAAAAAAATGAGTTTTATCATCAACCATATTATATATTTTATATTATAATTTATTGCTAAATATAACTCATTATGCTCTAATTAGAATATCGTATATATAAAAAATACTACTTCTTGTTAATTAAATATACAAACAAAACTATACAAATCAAATCTAAATTCTCAACTATATAAACCATATACTAAATATTACATTATCTTTAAATATTAATTACATTGAATACTATATTATTTTCTTTACCCTTCGCTAAAAACTCGGCAAAATCCTCATCATCGGCATATTCATCTTTTACAAGGTTCTCTATCTCTTGATGTATCAACTCCTCTATCAATTGTAACTTTCTCAACGGCATCTGCTGTAAGTCCGCCTTTGTATAGTTTTTCCAGCATCGTAGTTCAATATTTGCCTCAACGCAATCTTTGTAGTAATTCAATAGTTCATCAACTAATAAATGTTTCTCCCTAATATCTTTGCCAAACGCATCAGCATTTATCATATCCTTTACTATTCTTGTAGCAGTAGGAATGTTATTAGCATTTACAATAAACTCCTCTGTAAATCCATCGTAACAAGCGGTAGTCATCATCTCCATAGGTTTTTGTCCTTTCGCTGTTAATCCATTCCAACCATTCATTTTAGCGCCAGTCTTACAGAAATCAGGTAGTTCAGCAAAACCATCATTTTCTGCCGCTACTTGAATACAAGATTTACAATTCCGTCTATGGATAGTAATCTTTCCATCTACTTCGTTAGGGTGTCCCTTAACTATTTTACCGCAGGGTAACTGGGTAGTTCTTTGTTGTCCTCCTCTGTTATACATCTTTTTACTCATCTTATCTATTTTACATTTCCATCATTCCAAACTTTTCATTTCAATTTTTTTTTCAAATGCTCTGTTTCAAATTAGGGCAAATTTAAAAGTAAATTTAGGGCAAATTTAAATATGGTATAGTAAAAAAAAAAGGGAGTATCCCCTCTAATCTTTAGTTAATTAAATTTAAAATATATATATACAAGGTTTATACAGGGTTATAAGGTTTCCATAAAGTATATGGCGCTGGGTCAATAATAGTTTTCTCAATAATAGTGCTTTCTTCGGTAATGAAGTTTTTTTGCGAAATGGTTACTTCAAGAACTTTATGGATATCAACTTGTTTAAAAGTTGAATTAGGAAATGCTCCAGTAGTGATAATTAAGTCCTTATATTTCAATGCTTCTTCCATTGAAAGTTGATAATGTTCGTTCCTATAAACCGAACCTCTTTGATTTACCATTACCGCTTCAATCGTATAATTATTTCTATACCATTCAATGAAGGGCAAGTATTCGTCCATCTTAAATTTTCTTACTCCAATTCTCTTTTTTTCTGCTTTCATTTCTACAATTTTTTCTGGGTAATATAACCCAACATCTTTGATATACATTTTAGTAAGTGTCTTGAGTTCGTCGGCGTTCATTTTAGTTTCAATATTGCTTTTTGCGGTGTTGTTCTTTATTTTATGCTTTCCTCCTCTGCGAACAAATCATTTCAATTTTTTTTTCAAAGTCACCTATCTAAATTAGGGCAAATTTAAATATGGTATAGTAAAAAAAAAGGGAGTATCCCCTCTAATCTTTGATTAATTAAATTTAAAAGTTATATACAAGTTTATATTTATTTTCCTTTGTTCTCATCGCTCTTTGCTTCGGCGTAAGCAACTGCTACGCATTCTATTTCCTCATCGCTAATCTCTTCCTCATCTAATTCAATAAGGACATTTCCATTTTTAGAACATTGATAACTACAAAAGTAGCATTCCAACTCATCGTCGTAATAAGCAAATTTCTTATCCATCTCTATTTCGCACCCCTCGCACCAAGTCAGGTCTTTATTTACGACAGGGGTTTCCTCATCGGTATCCTCAACATACGCATCAGTGTCAAGTTCAGGTTCAATATTCTTTTTATAATCAGTTACTCTTGAAATCAATGTATTCATCTTATGGGCGGTATGGTAAAATTTAGGAGTGACTACTTTATTTTTAGTTCCCTTAAGAACCAGTCCAGTATTTCTTTGACCGCAAATTTCTCTTTCTCTATGATGTCTCAATGCTCTTGCTCCTCTGTAATAAAACAGGCAGTCAGGGCAACACCAGTCTTTGTATAATGGGTGTTCGCTCTTTTCTATTTGAGTAAGTTTTTCCTCAACAACGACATTCTGTCCTCGTAAGCGTCTATCCATTCTGTCTAATGTTCTGCCAGCAAATCTAAATTGCTTTATTTCATCAATATACTCAAGCAACCTCAAGGCAGGAGGCAGGTCGTTAGCATCAGGCAATAAGAAGTCTTCAGGGTTGTCACTCAAGATAATATCCTCAATCATCTTCTCAATCATTAAGACACCTTGTATAAATTCTGCCTCATCATCATTTTCAAAGTCAGCATCAAGAATGTTAGCAATTGTAACAGGCAACAATTCATCGGCATCTACGCAAACTGGTTGATTTCCAGTTACGATTTCGGCAATGGTAATATTCATTTCGTTTAACTCGGTGGCGCTCATTTCTATCTATTTTACATTTCTTTTGTTTGGATTGTTTCAATTCAATTTTTTTTTCAAATGCTCTGTTTCAAATTAGGGCAATTTTAAATTTTCATTTTTGCTCTGTTTTGGGTTTTGGAGGAAATCTATTTTTGCTCTAATTTAAAAAGGTTGAATTGAAAAAAAAATTGATTTGGTTGGAGCGCAGAGAAAGGAAAGGCATAAAGTTAGAGATGAATACCGCTGAAAGCAAAAACGAAAATAATAAGATGAACTCAAAGAACGCAAAGAAATTAAACCTTGTTGTAGAGGACGACGAACCCATCACTCAAGTAGAGGCAATCGCTACGGCATTAAAGAAAGTTGAACTTGAGGCAGAGGCATACGACAATGATGACAAATCCGTTGAGACAAAGAAATCCGTTGAGGAGGACGAGGAGGAGACTGACGAGCAGTTGGACGCTCAAATAAAAATAATGCTTGAGAAAAAGAGAGCAAGAGAACTTAAGAAAGTTGCTAATGACAGAGCAGGAGAACTCGTATTTAAACTTAAAGAAAACAAGTTGATATTTATTGACAAGTGTAAGGGAATGTTGAGGGAATATGAAAACACTATGGCAAGACTTACAAGCGAAATGGAAGGTCATATCAACGACTATGAGGAACTTACTGGTTTGGATATGGAGACCGATGATGTTATGGGTTACTTAATGGAATGGCATAAGGAATTCGTTGAGGAACAAGTTGAGAATTGGACTGCTCCTAAACCAGTTGCCGTAAAGACTGGAGGAGGTGGAGCGGTCGCCGTTGTTGAGAAAAAGGTTAATGCGAAAGGTAAGGAACTCAAGGGAACGAGAAAGGCAATTGACCGAGAAGAAACAAGAAAGAGATTGTATAATGGAATGATATTGAAAGCATCAGCGAATAGAAAAGGAACTCAAGACAAAGTCACCTTGTATGTAATGTATAACGGAACAAACTTCATTAGATACATACCTAATTCAACTGGTTATCAAAAGACAAAGTATGAGAAGTTACAAGACGCTAATAGGGAGTGGTGTAACGATAGGGGTCTTGAGAAACTTGGAAACGCTTGGGAGGACTTTAAGGCGTATAGTTTGAAAACTGGGTCTGTCAGGAGCATTGCTAACTTGAATGATGACGATTGGTTAAGTGAGAATGAAAATATCCATAAGGAGTATTGCGATTTGAAAGCGTTGAACTCTAAATAAATATATAG